CTATCTAAAAAATATTGTGTAGGTCTACCAGTTGATGTTTTGTTTGGTAGATTTAAAAAAGAATCACGACTAATTCTTGTCATAGTAAAGTCTGTGCCACTCCGCCTTACAACTAAAGATAGTATGTCGATCAAGTCCGTACCCAAACTATATTCTGAATCACTTGCAGTTAAAGCTTGTGTTCTTTGCTCTATAGTCCATTGATTAAGGCCACGATTTGCCCACTCCGCAAGCATTATATTCATAGAACGCCTGGCAGTCTGCAAATCGTAACCAGTTTTAGCCTCTAAGCCACATCTCTCAAAAGCTTCTTCAATGTACTCAGCGACATCTAACTCAAAATTTGTAGAGCTTGATGTTGCCATTAGGCTTTACCACCTTTTTTCATCTTCTTGGCCATGCCACCGCCACGCATTTTTTTCATAGCCATGCCACCACCTCTCATTTTTTTAGGTTTTGCTTCGCCACCCATCATCATTTTTGCGGCTTTTTTAAGATCGTTACTCATAGCCATCATTTTTCTTGGACTCATTGCCATTTTAGTCTCCTATAGTAGTTTTCACGTTGCTCATAGATGTCTTCAACATTGTACTTATTATAATAATTATCATAATATCCAAGTTTCTTCAATTTATTTGCACTTTCTTGAAGTTTACTTAGTCTTTGCACAAATATCAAAGAATATTCCTCACTAACAACTTCTTCAAATGAACCATCATCTATAAGCTCATTTACGTCATCATCAGGGTGGAATCCCATTAACCAAATATCTTTTTGGTCAAATTTATTTTCATGTATTAAGTGATTTAAGTTAGAAAGATTATTGTGAAAAACATCATTTTTTTCATAACATAAATCAATTACAATTATTAAATCTTTAGAATCATGGAACTTATTAATTAAAGTATAAATAATTTCGTAATTTTTGTTTGTTTTTAAAGCAAAGCCAACTTTATTATTATTCCATGCTGCTTTTGCATAAGGACATGATGGAAGATTGTTATAATTTTCATTAGGTATTTCTAAAGCGTGTTTAGACCAAGCTTTAATCTCATTACAAATTTTTTGCTCTAAGCTCATTTTTTCTTTCTACGCCTCACTGCTTGAACTCTTCTTGGCTTACCTGCTGGTTGACCTAATCTTTTTTTCTGTGCAATACGCTTTCTTTTTTCAGAAGCAGACATTTCTGATGCAGTTTTTGGTGTTTTTGATGAAATACGTTTAGTTGGCCTACAGTAAGGTGTGCCTCTTTTTTCTCCTTTTTGTCTACCACACTTTTTACCAGTTCTTTGATCTTTCCAATCCTCTTTGAACCATCTCTTGAGTGCTAAACCAGCTTTTGTTTTACGAACAGCCATTATCTAAACTTTGTAATCTTTCTTCGATTGCTCATAACAACACCACAACCTCTTGCAATGTTTGGATTTTTTGATGGTCGTTTTACTTTACCTTTTGATACATTACCACCATTAGACATAGTTATAACACCACCTTCTGCTTTTTTCTTAGCTTTCTTTTTTTTACCACCAGTGCCATAGTTTGCTGCTCCTACCTTTCGGCATTTAGCGATGGCTCCTGAGGCATAAGCTGATGGAAAAACTCTGTAACGAGCTTTTACTTTATGATAACAAGCGTCTTTAGGCATAATATCTTCCTTTCAATACTTTCCAACAGTTACACCAATATTTTCGCTTCATGCACTGTGGACAATCTTTTAATGGTTCACCTCTTGCTCTTAGAACTTCTCCTTTTTTTAGCGGCACAATGTGCTTTTTCAGAAAATCCTTTAGGTCTTCTGCAATTGATTTTCCTTTTCCTAGCATTGCTCCACTTCCTTTTTTGTGGTGGCTTTGAGATTTGCCTGGACATTTGTGATCTGCCCATAACCATCAGAAAAACTTCTCAAGAACTGCCACCCCTATTATAACTCCATAGATACCCCATAAGCGAGTATCAAGTTTGTTTAGTTTGTTGTTAATACCATCAAATCTAGCATTACATACTGATTCATGTTTTTCCAACATTTTTAATAATTCTTTACTTGTCATCTAACACTTCCATCTTCTTCTTGCTTGTCTTAAACGACTGTTAGGATTTTTAGCCGCTTTAGGAAACTTTTTCATTTGACCTGCTGATCTTGCACAAAATGATTTACGTCTTTTTGCTGCTTTACTACCAGGCTTAACTTTACCTGTTACAGCAGTTTTTAACTTACTGCCTGGATTATCTCTTCTATAACGAGCAACACCCGCCTTTGTCATTCCCGCCCCTTTTTTGGTGGGGCGGAAATATTTTTTTGTTTTCGGCGGTTGCTTGTCAGGCTTCCTTGCCATTAGTCATAGCTCTTTCTGACTTGCATAATAATTGTGTAACTATCTGCTGATGAATGACCAACTGTAGTAAACATAATATCACCAGTAACACCAGAGCTTGCTGGATTTGTTAATCCACCAAATGATGTGTAATCGTGATGTCCACTTTGGTTTTCACCCAACTCAATACAAAAGTCGTCTGTTGAAGCATCAAACAAAACTTTAACTTTCATACCATTACACTGCCACCAAATTTTTTCTATGGTTGCTCTACTACAAGCTTCTCCTCTAACATTTGTTGCTAAAGCAGAAACATCAACTTTTTTTACTGCACTTTCACCTGATCCATCAGAGATGTTGGTAAACTTAAAGACAGCAGTTTGATGCCCGTCAACCAAAGTTTGCGAAGTAACTGCGTCTGCCATATAAAACTCCTATTATTGATCAGCAAAAGCAGGTGCTGTTGTTGATGTAACATTTCCAAAAATTTGATAATTAGTTGTGTCTATACCCATGATAGTTACATCAAAACCAGCAGGAACATTAAGTTGTATACTACTGTTTGAATTACCATCAGAAAATACAGAACTTACTTCATTACCATCAGTGTCTAAAAATGTTACTCCACCGATGTAAAAATTTGTGTTACCAGGTGTTACAATTAAAGCATCAGTAGCGTCAGCAGCCCCACCAGCGTAAACAAATCTGAACATAGATCCAGCTATTGGTGCAGGCAATGTGTAAGTATTATCTTGGCCTCCATCAGGAACAAGCAAAACTCTACCACTATGTGTTGCATTTGTTAAAGTTACGTCACCATCAGACAAACTTACTGGTGCTGCACCAAGAGTTGTTATCTCTGTTATTGCTCCAGTTGATGAATTTTTACTGATAGTTTTAATTGTGCTTTCAGATCTAATAGGACCTGAGAATGTTGTATTAGCCATGTATATCTCCTTGTCTTGGCTGTTGTCGAACTTAATTGTTCGTCAAGGTAATTTAACTATACACAAAAAAAAGGGGTCTGAAAAGACCCCTTATAAAATATGTAAATATTTTTATGCGGCTCCTGGAGAACCAAAGACACATCTTGGATCTGAAAAACCAAAGGCATAACGCTCTCTAGCTTTATATCTCATGTTACCTGTGTCAAAGTCAGCTTCCATGCTTGTGCTCAATGGTATTCTTTCGAAATATTTGAAACCATTAGGAGCATCTGTCTTTAAGAAAAACGCATCTGTATCAGTTAAGAAATGATTGATGGTATAACCATCTGGTATCATTCCTCTGTTTTTAATAGCGTTTAAATCATTATCAGATGTACCAACTCTTAGAGTTGACTCAAGCAGTCTGTCTGCAACAAATTGCAATGCAGGTGGAACAATTAACTTCATTCCTCTTAATGCAACAATCATGTTTCTTTCATCAACAAATTGTGAAATGTCAATCAAAGCATTTTCTAATGATGTTTCATTTAGATCTGCCGCAGTTGATGGTTCATTTCTAAATGTACCACCACCACCTAATGGATGGTCTGTTGCACAAAGCTCTTTGCCATCACCACCTGCAAAACTTGAATCAAACGCATTGTTTAACACAGCAGCAGCTTTGACTTGCTTTGTGTGAGACATTGATCTTGCTAACGCTCTTGTATATCTTGCTCCAAGTTGGTCATACAAATTGTCTTCCATTGCTTCTTCTGTCAACGCAAAAGCTAAC